ATGTGGACCGCACAAGGAAAACCGGAGCCGAGCAACAAGTTCGGCAGCTTATCCGTCGACGAAATCCTCTACGAGGCTGACAGCCCCGTCCTGTTTGTAAGTTACCTGGCCTCGCCTGCCGGGCAGCAAGCGTACTTGGTCTACGAATCGACTTTTGACGTTACTGAGCAACTGGTCAGATTAGTCGTGGCCCCGACGAAAGCGACCATCCTCCAGCAACTTAGCGGGGGGGCCATTTCTGTAGAGCAAGCGCTGGATCAGCCTGCCGTCTGGGCCGTCGATCAAGGGTTCGATGGTAACGTTCGACGTGTCGTCCTTCTCACTGAAGGTCTGCACTCCGTTCCTGACGGATTCAAACCCGAACCGGGCATACGTATACTCCCAGATCATCACTACGCGACATAGACATCCTTCCGCGCTTTCACGGCCGGCATCTAGTTCTTGACGTCGGCGATGATCATGCTTCATCACGGTGCTCGTCCACTAGACTCCGTGCCCCGCCCCCCGTCTTAGTCCGAACAGCCCGGTCCATCCCTATTATTAAGACTTGACGAGTCCATCTTGGCGCAAGATAAACTGTATAAAAATACAGTGCTATTTTTGTACTATGAAACCGCAGTGGGCATATATCTGGGAGTACGGATTCGCGTCGAGCGCGGAGCGCCTGCGGACGCCGATCGAGCTCACGAAGCGGGAATTCGATCACTGGATCGAAGAGGACGAGCGCTCTGTATTCTTGATGCACGTCAGGCCGATCGAAAGCACACGAGTCGACCGGAACCGCGTACCTCTCCGGGATCGACGCATCAAGCTCAAGCCTGTGATGCCGGAATTTGACGCTCCGACAGATGCAGAGCTGCGCGCGCTGTGGCGCGACTACACAGACCTTCAGGTCCGATGGCTGATCCTCGAAATCCTCGCCCTTCGGGAATCGCTCGAGCACATCCAGAAATGGTTCGACTACGTCGACAAAAACGTCGACGACAAGGGGGCGCTCAGCGGCGGTCAGGGAGAATTTCAGCGCTTGCGTCATCTTCTGCGCGCCGAGAAGAGGCGCGCAGGGATGATCTAATCGTAACGGCTGGCCGGGACGTGCTTCCTTCCCCGGCTAGATGCCCTTGCACCCTTCCGGATGATTTTCCGGATGGGCGCGGCAGTCATTCACGTACTCATTGACCGCCTTGTAGCTTGCAACGATCGGAGTGACAACGGCGTCCAAATGGGCATCGAGTGTGGCCTGATCAGGCGTACGGCAGTCGACACCCATATGCTCCTTGCTTGGGGCATCCCACAAACCCATCAGGAAGCCGTTTCCGGGGACACTGTTCAGGGTATCGATCAGGCCGTCGGCCGCCGTTTCTCCGGCGGGCAGCTCGCACGTCCGAATCGGGATGACCTTGTAGAGGCTTTTCCCCTCAAGGTACAGCCGATTCTGAAAGACAAGCAGATCCTTCCTGAACTGTTCCAGCGCCGCGACCTGAGCAGGGTCGTTACGCCCGGTTCGCATATCGTCGAGCTGGAAATTGACGACGACCCACTCCGACATGACGGCCGGGACCTGTGCTTTCCGCATCTCGTCCTCCGTCGGACCAATGCCGTTATTGACCGACATGACGATCTGATGCAGCGTCGTACCGTCGACCACACCCGGATAAACGGTGATCCCGGTGCCGGCAGCCGTGAATTTCTTCTGAAGGGCATCCACCGTCGCCTGCCCGTCAGACGGCGCTTGAGACGCGCCGTCCATCTGCGCCATACGTGACGTCTTCTGCTGCGTCACAAGCGGCACCCCGGAAAACGTCAGCTTCACGGCAAACTTGCTGGGCGCGGCCGGCGTGCCCCCGTCGTCGCCACCGCATGCGGAAAGCGAGATGCAAAGCGGGAATGTCAGTGCTGCAAGGATTTTTTTCATTTTCTGTCTCAGGCGCTAGTTGATATCTTTCACTTCGTGATCGCGAATTTTACAAATTAGTTTCTTGTCACGGTAGCTTCTGCCGTCAGTGCCTCGTAGTCTCTTTGACATTGCCGGCCGGCGATGCCGCGTTCGTCAGCGATTCTTGCCAGCTCACCCGCTCGCGCGTCAACGCGGCCGAGCACGTCGGCGAGCAGATCGAGGGCGTCGCCGGCTGGCGCGCCTCCGGTCGTAGCGGCGGGATGGCGGGCGCCGGCGACGAGCTCGGCGACTTGCTTGCGCAGGCCGTCAGCAGCAAAAGCAGCGGCGGCAGCATCAGCGCGCGCCTGATCACGGTCTTTCGCAGCATGTTCAGCGTTCTCCTGTTGCGCCGCGGTGCGGCGTTGTTCTTCGGCGCGTGCGTCGCTCACGGCCTTGATCTGGTCTTTTTGAGCGTCGACCGTTGTGACAAGCACGCCGTCGGCGTGCCCCTTGAAGTACCCCCCAGCCAGGCCGACGACGGCCGCAACGATGACGGCGAGCCAGATACGCGGATCGATCCAGGTCATGTCCCGCTCCGCATCATCGCGGCAAGGCGCGTCGCGCGCGCGCCGACCTGCCGAGCCCATAGGCTGTCCAGCATTTCAGCGGCCGCCGTGTTCCAGTCGCGACGTTGCGCGGCCGCAAGGAAATTGCGAAACCCGAGCAGCTTCGCCTGCATGTTGAACGCCATGTTCATCATTACGCGCTGACGAACGGGATCGAGCGCCGACCACCACGGCAAATTGCGATCGAGCCACGCTTCGGTTTCCGCGACGTCGTTCTCGTACATCAGGTCGATCTCGTTGTCGCGAAAGCCCTTGTCCGTCAGGTTGCGGCCGATGCCGCCCGACACCTTGCCGACCGTGTCGGTATAGATCCGTTTGCGCCGGTCCTCGTCGCGAGTCAGTTCAGCCTTCAGGATCGCTGCGTCGTAGTTACCCATAATCACTTCTCCCCAAACAGTTTCTTCGCGTTCCGGCGCAGCAGCAGCTCGACGTACTGCGATCCGACGATGCCAAGCGCACTTCCGATGCCAAGCAGCGCCATCGGCGGCAGATCCGGGATCTGCAGCAGCGCAATGCCGGCGACCATTGAAGTTGCCGAACCCAACATTGCCCGGCCGGCAACGAGTCGATACGTCAGTTGCTCGCTGCCGACCAGGACCTTTGCGACACCAATCAGTCCACCCATGATGACCAGCTCCAAAATCGTTTTTTCGTGTTCTTGCATTCCTGCTCCCAGATTCCCTGCACCGTAAAAAGAAAAGCCACCCGAAGGTGGCTCACTACACAAGTCCCGTTCCGTCCAGCACCATGAATCGGGAGTGGTACTGCTCCCTGAATCCGACGAAGTTCGATTTCCTTCCCCCGCCGTATAGCGCCGTCCCCCATGACACATTCCCCCCATCGACTCGAATTGATGTGAGCTCAACTATCGGGGGGTCGTTATAGCTCCACGCCGAATGCACCGAGTAAATGCCCGAAATGAGAACCGGCACGCCGTACGATTTCGAGTGCCATGGAGGATTCGGCGCGCCCCCAACCACCCACCCGGCATCGCCGTCGTACCTTTCGGAGATGACATCGAGCACGCGCAGAAACGGCCTCGATGAATCAGCAATGAGTGTCCCGCGCTCGTTAAACACCTGCAGCCCGAAATTCCCGGCCGAGGGTGGCACCTGATCGAACAGAAACAGACGTACCGTGCAAGGCCGCTCGGTGACGAACGTAAGCGAGTAGACATTGCCGTTGCGATCGGTGCTCCAATGCGTGATCCCTACGCCACCCGACGCGTGCACTCCGTACATTGGCCCTGCCTGGGCCGCGAACGTGAACGTCACACTCGGGAGCGTTATTCCGAACGCGATATGGGCATCGTTATAGGCAAGATGTAAGCCTCGGTCAGCGGAATCGGCCGACATCGCCTGCACCAGCTGATAGTTCGGCGTCGATCCGTCAATCTGGTAAACGCCGGTATCGGTAAATGCCTGAAAGCCTGCCGTCACTAGTACACCCCAAAAACGAGCCAACCCGGCACGCGGGTATAGGCGTTCGAACCCGCATAGTTCGGGCTGTAGGACCAGCTGATCCCGCCAGCATTTATCGAAACGATCGGAGACGGCTCAGCACCCGAAACACGGTAAAAAATCCGCTCTGGCATAAAGGCCCAGAACGGCTCACCACCGGACAAGTTTGCGGAAACGCTGCCATCCGCTCCGCCGGTATGGACGATGCCAACCACGCGCCCCGCGCGAGATTTCGCGTCGAGGATGAGACGGCCAGCGCCGTCGAAAATCTGCAGGCCAGCCGCCATCACCACATCCCCATGCGTACGCGAAGCACGCCGTTACCGTCATAGACCCGCACGCTGCTACCGTCCATCACCAGTCGGTTGCCGCTGCCATCCGCAGCGTTGATCTCGAACCAGCCGCTCTTATCGAGCCGCCACCCTTGCCTGCCGGCGATGTAGTTGTCGGACTGGATGTAGCTGCCGATCATCGCGTTCGTGATCCAGCCCGCGCCAATGAGCGCCTGGCGCAAAAACACCTGCCCGCCCTGCACCACGAATGGCACGCCGAGCACCCCGCCGTTGTTCGGATCGATGACCGCGAATCGGCTCGCCGACACCAGCACCTGAGATTCGACAACCCCGCTGCTGTTGTCGACGCCGATACCGATGCCGGCCACATACGTCCGGCCGTCAGACGTGATCTGCGTCTTGATCTGGTAGGAGGCCGCCACGCGCCCATTCAAGTCCGCGTACGACTCCGCAACCGTCTGAACAGCCGCCGCGGCGTCTTCGGCTTTGGCCTGTACGGTCGTGATCTGCTGCGCCATTGCACTTTCAGCATCGACGCGCGCCTGCGTCTCGTTTTGCACCGCCGCTGTGAGCGTTCCTGATGCAGATCGAAGATGCGCGGCGACCGTATCGAGCTTCTTCGCCACAGCCCTGTCGCCTTCGGCAATCGCCGACTGCAGCGACCACACCCCGGCATACATCGTTTCGTCGCCAGCGTAGATCGTGGCGTCGCCGGCCATTGGCGGGGTGATTGCGCCAATTGGTTCGAGCAGATCCTGTCCGAGCGATCCCTTGGTGATTTGCCCGCGAAAATACTCTTCGTAAGCGTTCGCATCAGTGCTCGGCTGCCCCTGAACGCCCGGCCCCTTGGCCGGATACCACGGACCAACGTTGCCGGACGTGTCGACGAGCCGCGCCCAGAAATAGAACACCTGCCCAACCGCCAATCCCTGATACGACGTTGAGGCCTGCGGATACGCGAAGTCCGACATCTTGATGGCGTCGTCGCGGCTCGGCGTGCGGCTGTACCAAACCTCGGTGCGCTGCGTGTCGCCGGCCGAGCCGTCACCTGGGAACGTCCATTTCAGGTCGATCCCGTACACCACGCCGGTAGCCTTCAGCGACGTCACCGCCGGCGGCGGACTGGTCTTCCCGGTCAGCGCAGTATCGACGCCGACCGCTGGGATCGACGTCACGTTGAGCGCGTTTTGCGCGCGCACCCGGGCCAAATACGTTCCCTGGTAGATCCCGGGCACCTCGACCTGCAGGCCACCCGTCGCCGCGACGCTCACCCATTCGCCGTTATCTTTCCGCCACTCCGGGAGATAGCGGACCGCCTTGTCCGCAGCGTCCCAGGCGATCACCATCGTCGTTTTCGAGATGCCCTGATCGACCACGGAATACGTCGACAGGCGTACGTTCGTCGGCGGCGGCTGTACGGACGGCGGAATGACCGTGATCGGTCGCTGCTGGATCTGCGCGCCGTCGTCGATCGCCGCATACTTTCCCGGCTCGTACTGCGTCGCGTTGATCGTGTAGGCAATCTGTCCGTCGTCGTCGCTCTCCTGCACGCTGACGACGCGGTAGAGCTGCGCACCCAGTTCGCGGCTTTCAAGCATCCACACCGCGCCGGACACCGGATCAGCATCGAAGCGATCCGCCACGGTCAACGTGTCGCCAGCAACTGCCTTGACGGCACGTGACTGTGCGATGCCCGACGGGAGGATCGCCGTGAAGCGGTCGCCCGGCGCCACCGTCGGCGCCTTATCCAACGTAATGACGTCGCCGGCCGCCGATCGAATACGGCCGCCGATACGCCGCCCCGCCTTTCGCGGATCAGCGATCGCGATGACCTGGCCGGGGCCAACGAGCGTACCGTCGAGCCCGACCTGAAACGACACCGTGCCGGTCTCATATCGCGACGTCAAAAGCAGCCAACGCCCGAGCCGATGTGCCTGCGCCTGCGACGTGCAGCCGAACGCCGTCACCTGTGTTTTGACGACGCCGTAGCGCGCAATACCGTCGTCGTCCTGCACCGGCTCGACGGCTTGCTTGTACTGGTTCGTCGGATCGTTGTAGCTGACGAGCGCCACCGTATAGCGCGTCTTGCGCTCGCTACCGACGTACCTGAAGGTGCCGCCGATCACGTTCGCCGCGGTGTACACATAGACCGGATCGGAGGGCATGTCCGCCGATGCGACGACCGCACCCGGTCCCCAGTAGGCAATCCCACGAAACACGCCCGCGAGATCCTGCAACACCTTGAACGCATCGGCCGCCGACTGGATCACGCAGTTGCACGCGAAGCGCGGCTCGAGACCGCCTTTCCCGTCCGGCACCATCACATCGCAGTAGCGCGCGATTTCGTACAGCCCCCACTTGTCGATCATCGACGCGTCGACGTTCTTGCCGAGACCGTATCGCTCGTTCAACAGCAGGTCGTAGAACACCCACGCCGGATTGTTCGACCACGCCATCCTGAACGTGCCGTCCCACACTCCCGAATAGGTGCGTGTTTCCGGATCGTAGTTCGACGGCACGCGGATGATCAGCCCGCGCACGTGATACGAACGAACAGGCACCTGCGAGAACGATCGCGCATCGAACGTCATGCCGACGAGCGCCGTCATCGGATAACGCAACTTGCGATCGATGACATCGGTGATCGCTTCGATGTTCACGTTGTCCGCGATCGTCGAACTGTGAGCATTCGGCGTGATCCGCCGCACGCGCACGAGCCACCCGGTTTTCGAGCGCGGCAGTTCGATCCGATGCGATCGCTCGTAGAGCGATGTCGTTTTTCCATCGAACGCGCCTGCCACAACCTGAGCGTACGATCCGCCGTCGACGGACAGGTCGATCGCATATTCAATGCGGTGACCCGTGATATTGCCGGACGATGCGTCCGAGCGCTGAAGCGCCGGCACGCCAAAACGGATTCGCACCGCAGTGAGCTGCGTGTTCTGCACCTGCTTCACCCACGGCGCATCCGACGTCAGCGGCACACCAACCGCCGTCTCACGTTCGACTGCCGGGAAGCCGGCCAAATAGTCCTGATCCTGCGTTCCCGTTCGAACGTCGACACTGTAGTTCTGGAAATTGAGCGAGCCGTCGGCATTCTGGATCGGCGTGCCGTCGAGAAACACCGATTGCATGCCTTTGACCAGCCCGACAATCGGGCCTTCCGAGACGATGTCCAGCACCTTTGCGCGGGCAACTGAATGGAGGCTATCGGGGGATTCGCTTCCACTGCCGCCACCACCACCGCCCTTCGACCCGCGCATGCGCATCAGCCCGGGCTCGGCGTACAGTCTTCTCATGCCTGATCCTCTGCATAGATACCGGAACTGACGACCTTCGAGCCGACGGTCATTTCGCCGTAAACGAGCGAAACCGGCTCGCCCTGAGCGGAACTATTCACGGGCCCATTGAAGTAATAGGACGTGCCGTTGTCAGCCACTCCCGCGAGCCCGGCTTGTTGCGGGCTGAGCATCTGTACGATGCCGCCCAGCGCCATCGACGCACCCAATCCCATCAGTTGCGCGCCCCACGGTTGTCCATAGAACGACGCGATCGCGCCCACGGCCATCAGCGCGGCTCCGAAAATCGTCTGGAACAACCCGCCGCTCTTGCTGCCGATGATCATCGGCGCGATGCGAATTGCATCGTCGCCGACCGGGCTGTCGAGGTCGTCTTCGCTCAGGTTCCGACGACCGTTGAATACGGCAAACGTCAACCCCTTGTCCCGCGCTTCGAGCAGGAATTGCCGAAAGCCCGGGATGAGCACCGAAAGCGCACGCACGGCCTCGGCTGTCGACGACACGGCCAATCGATGCACGCGCCCGAACCGCGCGCCTGCGATCCCGTAAAGCCTCACCTCTCGCAATTTCTCGCTCACGGCGAATCCTCCGCATATCGCAGGACAGTTGTGCAACTGTCCGCCCACATCCCGCCCCATACCGCGCGCACCGACAGGCGGCCGTGCATGTGATGCAGAAACAGCCCCTCGCCCAGGTACACACCCGCGTGATTCGGTACGCCGTTCTTGCTGCGGATCTGCATCAGCAAGACGTCCCCGGCCGCGAGCTCGGCGTCGCGGCCAATATCGAGAAAGCCAGCGTCCTGGTAGTGGGCGATATAGAGGTTCGACCGTCCGTCGTTCCACCACCCGTCCGAGCGCTCGAAATCCGGCAGCGCAACACCACGTTCCGCGAGATACCAGTCGCGAATGAGCGTGTAACAGTCATGCACGCCATGTACGAATTCCCGGCCGACGAGCGGCGCAACATAGCCGCTCGGCCCGAATTCGCACCAGTCGTCTATGCCGATCGATCCGTCGGCCTGAACCCCGAGCGAAGCGATAATCCACGTCGCGATGCCTGCACGTTCACATAGCGCGCGATCCGCCATACTCGGCTGCGCCGTTCTGCCTGGATGCGAGTGTGCGAACGCGATGATTTCGCCAACGTCCTCGGCGGCGGCGTAGTCCTCCGGCGCGAGCGCGAATTGCTCTGTCGGCGCCGCTGCGATATTTCGACCAGGCATGTAGATGTCGCCCGCCTCGGTCCGCACGACGAGCCCGCAGCACTCGCGCGGATACTCAGCGAGCGCATGATCGGCAATCGCTTGCCTGATTCGTTCGTCCATAAAAAAACCCGCCAGCTGGCGGGTCCGTGAAATGAGGTTGATCGAAGATTACGACAGCGTGTCGCAGAGGAAGCCACCATACGGAAGCGAGTTGTTCACCCCGAATCGGCGCTCGCAACCGCTTATCTTCATGCTGCACCGATCGAGCGCCGGGTCGCTCACCGGGTTGTCGGTCTTGTCGAAATAGACCGCGCCCGTGTATCCGCATTCCGGGCCACGGTATCTCCACTGGCACATTCCCACAACCTGACGATTCGGCAGCTGCTGCCCGCCGAAATCCAGCGGCGACGACAACGTGAATTCGACCTGCTGGCCAGGCTGCTCGTCGCTCTTCTGTTCGATGCGCCAATGCTCGACAGGAAATTGCTCATTCGGGTCCGCGGTCGGGTTTCCGTCCGGGAAATTCACCGCGTCGAGATAGCGTGCCAACGTACGGCGCCGGAACACCTTCGCGCCGACCAGATCGCCAAGCGCCACGCAAAGTGCGGAAATCGTTCCGTTGATGTCGCCGACCGTCAGCGTCGGCGACGGCTGCCGAGCATCCGATGTGCGCTCAAATCCGGCCGCAGTGATCGGCCACGCACGATAGTCATTGCCCTGCCACACGATCGACGCTGACTGCAGATGTCCGTGGAAGCGCAGCACGTCGCCGCCGATCGTCGTGCAGTCGACCTCGAACCCCTCGAAGAGCTGCCCCGGCTCGAGAGTCTGAATATCGCTCTTGATGGTCATGACAAAACACGCGCCTCAAGCGCCTCAATACGCCTTACTGCCTCAAGCGCCTCAATACGCCTTACTGCCTCTTGCAGGGCAGCGGTGAGCAACGGGACCAACTTAGAATGGTCGACCGTTTGAGGGATTACTACCTCACTCACCGCCACTACATCACGGGGCTGCACGTCCTTCGGGTTGTAACTATCCGCAAACTCCGGACGGTACTCAACTGCGTCCTTGACCCCTGTTACTGCATAGGGTGCAACTTCCTCCAGTTCGTGTGCAATGAAACCGTCAACCTCCTGCTTCATGGGATCGGCGATGAAGTTGAAACGAGACGGTTTCATCCGCATAAGGCGATCAACCGCGCCGGTCATCGATACCACGTTCTCCTTGAGGCGGTAATCGGAAGCTGTGTTGTAGGATGTAGACGACCCATTGTGTGTGATCGATCCTACAATAGTGGAGTAATAGAAGAACTGAAAAAACTGGGTCGCCGTAGAACACGCTTGCATCAACATTACCCCGGAGCCGGCGGACCCCGTATACGTGTGATCTATCTCCACCGGCCATTCGGGACCGTTGGCCCCGACAAGGAAACGCGTTCCGCCGATGCTTGCCCCGCCTGTGTTGACCCAGACGGACCCGTTGTACTTCGCCCCTGATAAGGCCGCGTATAAATTCGGGTTAAAGTTGCCAGCATCCCATGCGAGTTTACCGGCGAAGTAAGGGCGCTTCGCCGTCGTCACTACACCCGTTGTCCGGTTCACCTCGATAGGCGTGTCAATGTATGCTCCGGCATCGCTGAAGCGATTCAGAAACCAGTGAGACCCCGCGTTACCCGTAGATTCAACAGCATCATTTACACCCCATTCCCAGCGGGGGGAAGTGCCGCTCCGAACACTGAAATATCGGAACTGCCCGGCATTAGCGCCGAGGCCGAATACAGCGGCAGACGCGCCTCTGCTAATAGTGACGTTACCACCGGCCGTAATACCTCCGGTAACGGAGAGATTGCCGCTGACCACTTCGTTATTTGACGATGCCCGACTGCGAAACAGAACGCCCCATGCGTTGACCCCGTTGGAATCGAGCAGCGCCGATTCAAAGGCATTCAACTGCGTGAGCGACAGGGTGTCACCTGATCCCGAGGTTACGGCAAGCGTTACCGTCGTAGAGCCGAGATTGCGAATCAACGTGACCTGATCTGCGCCACACGAATTTGCTGGCGGAAGAACAATGGTTCCTGGAACAGGTAGGTTGACGTTGACCCGCTTACCCATGTGATCGGGCGTCAGCGCCCGTGGGGCAGTGATCATCGATGCTGTCGTCAATGCCGCCTGTACTGACAGCACATCTACGTTGTCGTTCATCTTCTGATTGGCGGTCCGCGCCGGATCGCCGTCTCGTCCAGCGGGCGCCGTTCCGAGATTGATTTTCTGAAGCTCTGCCATTTCAAATCCTATGGTGAGAACGTCTGTTCGAACTGCGCCGTGATCGTGTAGACGTCACCCTCTTTCGTCGGCTCCGCATACTTCTCACACACGAACAACCCTTGCGGCCGGAGCGGCGGCGTCCAATAGAACGAGACCGCCCCGGCGTGCGCGTCAAGGAATGCGAGGATGGCGGCAATCTTGTCCGCCTTGCCGACGAAGCGCAGGTTGTAGGTCGATTGCCGGTTGTTCAGCCCATCAGCCACGCGTTGCGCATACCCATCACCGAACTGCGCTTTGCGCGCGCGCAACGTCGTATCACCGCTATGCCCCTGCGTTGTCGGCGACCATTGAAATGTATCGGCCATCATGCAATTCCGTTATTCATCTTCCACAACGACCCGCCTTGACGACGCTCGGCCTCGATGAGCCCGATCACGAGCTGTCTCAGCTTCTTCACGAATTCGGCACTTGCCATCATCTGCGATGGATCGCCGCCCCCGCCATCGATCGTGACTGGCACATTGACCGTGAAGCCACCGCCTTGCGAATCGATCGAAGCGTTGCCGGCTCTATCTCCGCCAACCAGCCCGCCGTTAGCGAATTTTGCGAATCCGACATCCCGACCGCTATTGATCGCCTCCAGCAACCGGAGAACGCCCGGCTTGCGCACCGCGGCCGCCTTCACGACGAACTCATTGTTCGACAGCATCGCGGGAATGCTGTCGCTCGTCGACGTACCAGGGCCCGACACCATCCCGCCCGTCGCGAGGTGAAAGCGGTACTGGTTGTCGCCTACAGCGCCAGCAATACCATCAGCAATCCCGCCACCCAGGCCGCCCATCAGCGACGACGAACTGAAACCGGACGCGGCCGAAGCGCCCAAACCGAGCGCAGAGCCCAGCCAACCGAAAACCGGCGCCATCGCGGCCCGCGCAGCGAACCGAGCAAGGTCGGCGATCATGCTGTCCACCAACCCCTTGAAATCCACCTTCCCGGTTGCCGCGAACGACGCGACCGCATCCTCGAGATTCCGAAACGAGCTGGTGAATGCTTCCTCCGCGCGCCCGGCCGCGTTCTCTGCCGATTCCTGATAGAGCGCCACGGCGCGACTCGCACCCACCCGCCAGTCGCGCTGCATCGAAAGCCGCTGGTCGAGGTATCCACGCTCCCGCTCGATCTGCTCCGCTTCAGCCCGATTGATTCGGTCGATTTCGGCCAGATACTCCGGCGAGCCGAGCGTGCCGTCTTTCCGCGCTCCCTTCGTGAAGTCGTCGCGTCGGCGCCGAAACTCGTCACTCACGCGGCTCGTCGCCTGATTCAGCTCTCGCGCGTTGTCCCCCATCGACATCGCGGCCAGCTCGCGTTGAACCTCGCGTTGACGTTCCGACGCGTAGTCGGCCAGCTCGGCATCGATCTGCGCGCTGCGCTCCTTCAGCTTGTTGATTGCGTCGTGATAGCGGACCTCCTTTTCGAGCTGCACCGCCCGCTCGTATGCAGCGCGAATCGCCTGTTGATCACGTAGCAAGCTCTTATCGCCGTCGGAAAGCTTCGTGCGCTTGCCGCGCAGATCCGTCAGTTTCTGGTCGAAACCGAGCAGATCCTTTTCCGACTGCGTCAGCTTGTCCGTCGCGACCGCCTCGACGCGCAGCTGCGCAATACGCTGGTTGATGTTGTCGAGCAGCCGTTCGCCCTCGGACGTCGAGCTGCCCTTGTGCGCGCCGGATGACTTTTTCAGGCCCGGCGCGTTGACGGTGATTCGCGCCACTTGCGCCGCCGAAGAGGCGACGGTCTCGTCGAACGCCTGCTTGCCTCGTACGTCAGCAGCCGCGCGCGCTGCATCCGCATTGAATCCAAACTTCTCGAATTTCTTGCTGACAAGGTCCGCCTGGAATTCAGCCAGCGCACCAGCGACGACCATCTGCTGATTCATCAGCGCGAGCTCGCGCGTCAGATTGTCGATGTTCCTTCGAGCGCCGGCCTCGGCCTTAGCGTCCTTGTCCTGAATGGCCTTTTCAAGCGCCTTGTAGGCATCAGCTCGCCCCTCGATCAGGCCCGCTTGCCGCGCTTCCGCGGCGTTCGCGCCCTTAGCCTTTGCTTCGTACTCGGCACGCTGCTGAGCCGTCATGCCGATAACGGCGGACGCCTCTTTCAGCTTGTCGACATACTTGCCCCATGCTTCCGCCGCCATACCACCGGCAAAGAAGTTGCTTTCCTCCGTAAGCAACCGGATTCCTGCAGCGGCATCTCGCCCGGATGCGCCCATCGCAGAAAGGGCCTCGGAGTTTTTCCGTGCCGCCCCCTCCGCATTGTCAATCGCTTCTGCAGCGGAAATCAGAGATTCACGAAGCTCAGCCCCACCGCCGGACGCCTTCACGAATTCATCGATAAGCCCCAGCCGAGCTTTCGATTTTTCGACAACACTGTCCGTCGACGCCTCGACCGCGCGAAGAGACACATTGAACTTGTCGACCGCTTCCTGCGCTTCCGGCGAGATGACCGCTATGCCGCCGTCCATCGACGCCGGCATGACCGCCTGCGTCGCCTTGAATGCAAGCGTCTGATAGCCCGCCGTCGCATCGGCATGTGCGCGCTGACCAACCTTTTCAACGCGAAGCCGCTCTGCCTCCTGTATGAGCGGCGTCAGCTGCCGATACTTGTCGATGATCTGATCGAGCGGCGCCTGCATGTCGATCAGGCTCGACGTCGCACTGTTCGCGTTGTCCCGGAACAGCAGCCAGTTTGCCGCGACGCCAACAGCGACCATGCCGGCCATCGTCAAGATGCCCGGCAAGCCGCCGAACACGGACAGCAGCCCGCTTCCGACCGCGCGCATCATCGTCCCGCTTCGTGCGTTCGCTGCTTGCGCCAGAGCTGCACGCTCTGTCGCAGCTGCCAACCCTGTCGTCGCGCCGGCAGCCGCTCGCTCAGCGCGCTCGCGCGCCTGCGTCGCCATCGCGACCTCACGCTCCGCTGCAGCAAGACCGCGATTCGTTTCGGCAAGCGATGCGGCGTAGCGCGCACTATCGACGTGGCTTTTTTGGGCAGCCTGTTCGAGCGCCGCACGACGCTGCTGCGCCAAAGCGAGCGATGCTTCGGCCCGCTCCAGCTCGCGTTTCGCGGCGGCCGTCTCTCGTGCAATGATCGCCGCGTATGGAGTGCCTGCGACCCGGGCACCGATTTCCTGACTACGCGCCAGATTTGCTTGAGATACGCCCACGTGTGCAATGGCGGCCGTCTCAATCGCCCGCGCCTCGGCAAGCTTCGCCTCGGTGTACGCGATCGAGCCGGCCGTCAGTGACGATTGCATCGCCAGGCTTTCACGCATCACGCGGATACCGGCAAGCTCGGCCTGCGCGGCTATTTCAGTCGCGCGCGCACTCTCAAGCGTCGCCGTCGCCTCTTCATTCTTGGACCGCGCCTTGAGCACCGCCGACTGCGCGGCCTGGTTCTCGATGACGGTCTCGACAACGAGAGCTTTCTGGGCGGCAATCCACGCGGCGGTAGCCTTTGCCGCTGCAACTGCGGAGAGCGTGAAGTATGCCGCGATCCGCCCCGCCGCGAGCGATGCCCCTACCTGTACGATCGTGTCGAGATTCTCGGCGACGTTCGTGATGCCATGTGCGAGTTTGGAACTCGCCCCCGTCGCTTCGTTGGCACGCCCGACGTAGGCGACAACTTCCGTCTGCAGGCGCGTCATCGCCTGACCTACGGTCATCTCGACCTTGCCGAACAACGCATCAGTGCTCGATCCCGCCCGCTCCAACGCGTCGATCAGGTTCTCGACGGTCAGCTTGCCCTCTTCCGCGAGCGACTTCAGCTGCGACGAGCTTTTGCCCATCCCCCGCGCGATCGCATCTGCGACGCCCGGCAATTCCTCCAGCACGCTGTTCAGGTCTTGCCCGCGCAGTTGGCCGGTCGCGAGCGCCTGGCCAAGCTGCACAATCCCGAGACGAGCCGTGTCAGCTGACACGCCCGACAATGCAACCGCCTTACTGATCGTCTCGACAAGCGGACCGACTTGCTTGATCGACAAACCCAGATGCGACGCATTGTTGGCAATACGCTGATACAGCTCGGCCGTCGCGTCGAGCGGCTGGCGCGTGTCGCGCGCAATGCGAAGCACATCGTTTTGCGCAACGGCGAAATCGATCTGATCCCGCGTGACGATCTTGAGCCGGTTGCTCAGGTTCGTCCATTCATCCGCGTATTCGATCAGCTGGTGAACGCCGAAGGCGGCAGCCGCGGCCGCGACATACCCCTGAATTGAACCGCGTGCAGACTCAATCGCGCGAACCGTGACGTACACGCTCGCAGCATTGGAGCCAAATGCAGCGTCAGCGATCCGCCCTCCGTCACGAACCGCATTGAAATACGAGTTAGCCGTCGATCCCAGCCTCGCCATACGACGGTCGTATTCCGACGTATTCGCGGTAACGCTGACCACCAGCTCGCGCAGACTGATTGACATATTTGATTCCGCCTACTTTGCCAAGCTCATGAGACCCGCGAAAAACGGATCGTCCTCAACGTGAGCGCCTTCAGATTCATCCTGTTCGCCGGCCCAGTTCGGCATCATGTCGGCCACCTTGACTTTCGCCCCCTGCGACTGGAATGCCGCCGATGCGATCATCGCGGCATGCAGGTCGTAACGGTCGTCACCAATCGGCGACTCGGCATCGAACGCCTGCCACAACGCGAATTCGGCCGCGGACATCTGTGCGCGCAGCTCGGCAAGCGTCTTACCGAGCCGCAACGCCAATGTCAGTTCGAGTCGGAGGCTTGGATTTCGGCGGAAGAGTTTTTTCCGTCGTCGACCGGATCGACATTCAGCTTGCCGAGATCGAGCGCCTTGTTGACGATGCGATCGTGAGCCGCGCCATATGCGCTCGCGACCAAATCAGCATCCTCGTCGACAAACATGCGCCGCCAGCCGCACGGCGTATCGACGTGAAGCACGCGCACAAACAGACGCGCGAACGCGCTGCGATGCGCTTCCGCGCGCACTTTCCGGTATTTCTGGCGCACTGCGTCTTCCGAGTCGCCCGGTTCCACACCCGCCTCGGCGGTCAGTTGATCGAGCCAGAAAGCTCGATCCTCGAGCGAAGGCTCGCGCACGGCGACGAGCTGTCCGCCCCATTCCGGCATGGGGACAAACTCATGGCGCCAGCCGCAGAGCGGATTCAGGATCGCCGCGCGCAGATCGCTATTCAGATCCGAATTTACTTTCATCTCTTCCTCGTTTATCTATTTTCCCGGATTAACCTGCCGGCGGCGCCGGCGGCGGAATCAGCTTCGGCGCACCGCTGACGCGCACGCTGAAAGTCGCTGCGACGAGACCGTCGACACCAGCCGACCACGTGTACTGCCGCACCATGCCGACGAACAGGAATTGCGAGCCGTTGACGAACGTCGCGCGGAAAACATGCTTCTCGCCGGTCGCACGCGCCCCGCGGAGAATTGCCTGACCTTCGTCGTCCGACGAAAAGTTTCCGTCTACCGAGAACTCGCCCGGGTCCGGCAGGCCCAGCTCGTATTCCTTTTCCTCGCTCGCGAGCGTCGTCGCGTCGATTTCAGACGACTGCCCGCCTTGCCACTGGAACGTCTTCCCCGTCGTATTGAGATCCACGAAAACGAGCGCTTTGTCGTCGAGGTCCGTCGAAACAGTTTTCGAAACCTCAACTTTCGTTCCCTGCGCCTTCATGCGCCTGCTCTTCTCGGCCATAAGCCCCTCACAAGAAAAAGGCCCGCACGCGGCGGGCCAAACAGAATTTGAATCGTTCAGAACTGCACGGAGATTTCGAGACTCACCCGGAAATCCCCGGTGTCGCTTGTGAAGTCATCTGGCAGCTCGCCGACACCACCGACGGAAAACTCCCCACTCGATGACGCCCGGTCAATCACCTGGTCGGCGAGCGCATCGGCCTCCGTGTAGGTGCTCGCGTACACGTCGATCTGAAACGCACCGGACTTGCCACCCGTCAGCCCGCCAAGCGCGATATCGCGAGCGCCGCTTACGCGCGACACGACGTAATACGGGGACTTCGCCTTTGCCGGCGCGACAGCGATGTACCCCTTGGCAGCAACGACTGTCCCGATCGCGTTACGAATGACCAGCGCACTCACAGCCGCCCCCTGCTCACCTCGTCGATCGCGCGCGCGATCTCCGTCCGAATCGCCCCCTCGGCCTGGGCGAGCGATGCGTCGAATGCCGGTCGCATGAACGGCTCGGCCTTCATGTGTTGGGTGCCGAGCTCGACAAAGCGCCAGTAAAACGCATTGGTCGGAGAGTCGCCCTTGCCCTTTGATCGAACGCGCACGCCGGCCGTCGCCAGGCCCGGCGCGTCTTTCTGACGAAGCGCTGCCGAGACGATGTTTCGTCGCAGCTTTCCGCTCCGCTTCGGAGCCCGCGCGCGAGCCGCGTCGCGGATCACCTTCGCGCCGGCCACCGTTGCGCGCCTGAGCGCCTTCGCCGACTGCGCTTTCGCCAGCCTTCCGAAATCGGCACGCAGGTCTGCCAACCCGATTACTTGAATGCTAGACATACTTCTCCCCCACCTTCACAGGCAAATCGAGACTGCCCTTTCGACGATTCGGTAGCACCGCGACGATGTCGTATAACTGGCCGTCGTAGCGAATTCGCATTTCGCTATCGATATCGCTCCGAAACCGGATACGTATACTCGCAACGGCGGAGCTTCGCACCGCGCCAGAGACGACCTGTTCTTTGCCACTGACAAACAGGACATTCGCCCAGGCGTCGTCGTGCTTCACCCAGTCATCGGGCAAAGGTTCGCCGTTCTCGTTCGTTCGGCCGCTCCTACGCTCGATGACGACGCGCTCGGTTAGATCGCTTGAACGCAACACGCCTATACCCCCGGAATGATTCGATGCGGTCGCAGCAATGTTCGTGCGTTGACCGGAAGGTCGGTGACCGGTCCGAATGCCGTTTCTTCACGATTCGCGTAAAGCTCGGCCGTAATCTTCAGAATCGCAGCACGAATCGCCGCATTAACGACCATCGGGTTTTCGCCGGCAGTTTCGGCAGCGAGCGCAGCGGCCATCGCCTCCTCTGTCTCGAAAACCTGCCGATTCAAGTAATCGACCGCCGACTGTGTAGCCCCGTCGAGCAGCACCTGTACGATGTCATCCTCGACGCCAGCGTTGGCACGCACAAACCCAAGCGCCAGATTCAGTTCGACGAGCGCCATCGCTTACTTCTTCGGTGCGGCCGGCTTCTTCTCTTCCGAGCCCTCCAGCGCACCGAATGCGCGGGCGCCGTCTTCGAGCTCTTCAGGGCACTCGTCCCCGACCTTGAACTCGGTCGGGTAGATTTCGCCGTTCTTCACGCCCTTGAACGGCTTGATAAGCGTCGCCATACAATTCCTCCACTAGAAAATAAAAAGGGGCGCCGCTAGACGCCCCTCAAACCCCGACTCCCTTTTGACCGACCACTTACGCGCCTGCTGCGATCTTCATCGCGCGCATTGGCTCCGGATTCAGCAGGCCACCGCCGACACGCTTCGTCGTGTAGAACAGCACGTACGGCTTCGCCGTATACGGGTCACGCAGCACGCGCACGCCGATGCGATCGATGATCAGATACGTCTGCTTGAAATCGCCGAAGAGAATCGGCGTCGAGTTCGCGACGACGTCCGGCATATCCGGCACTTCCGCCACCGGATAACCCGCGAGCATGGCCGGCTGCCCGGCAACGAACGACGGTTGCCACAGGTAGTTGCCTTGGCCGTCCTTCAGCTTGCGCACCTGGCGCTGCGTGTTGCGGTTCATCGTGAAGCGAGCGTTGCCGGTGAAAGCGCTCGGCAGGTCGTAGATGAGATCGATAACGCCATCCGACGTGATGCCCGCGGCGGCGCCGCTAGCCACGACGCCGATCGAGCCGAACGGATGCTTTTTCGCATTCGCGCCTCCATCCACGTACGTCAGAATGCCGAACGGCTTCTTCTCGCCATCACCCGCGACGAAAGCCGGACCTTCCTGCTTTGAGAATTCGGTGTTCACTTCGCCAGCAAGCCATGCTTCGAGATCGATTTCGCTGTCGTCGAGCAGTTGCTGCGTCGCCGCCGGGTTCGCGTAGATCTCGCCGTGGCCGAATGTGAGCGACGCGAATTTCCCGGTGTTCGTTTGGGGACGGTTGTCCGTCTCGCCGACCCATCCGCTTGCGGTTCCGCCCAGGTTGAAAAGCTTCGAGAAGCCGGCCTTCGATACCGACTGCACTTGGCAAAGTTGACGCATCGGCGAGATCACGACGAGCTTGTTCGTGATCGAGCGGTCCCACTCGATCGGCGTCAGGTAGCCGCCTTCTTCGGCCTCCCCCTTGTTCAATGCCGCATTCACGTCGCCCCGCTTGAAATGAGCGTTGAAAGCGTCGCTGTATTCGGCATCGCGCAGCGGCTTCGCACCATTCGCGCCCATCTGAGCGGCCGCGAGCTTGATGTTCGCCTCGTCGACCGCCGCCTGAAGCGATTCCAGATCGGCACTAACCTTCTCGACCTTCGCCATGGCATCCGACGTCGGCAAGCCGGCCTTCACCGCGTCGAGCTGCTTCGTGTGCTCGGCCTTGAAATCGTGGAACGCCTTCTGCAAATTGTCGATCAGGGCTTTGATTTCGCCCGGCGCTTCAGCGCGCACGGACATGATGCCGCGCGGCACCGCGCCAGCCGTGCCAGAAAGGGCCGCCGCAAATGCGGCAATCAGGAGTTTTTTGCTCATTTGGTCATCCTTTAAGAGCGTTGATGAGGGTATGCAGCGACGCTGCAACGTCTTCGCCAGCGCCCGGCGTGGCGTTTCCGGCGGCAGCGCCCGGCGTGCCGTCGAATAGGGCTTTGAGAGCGTCGCGACGTGCGCCGCGTGAGTAACCGGCGCGTGCCATCGACGCCTCGATGAGCGCGAGCGCCTTGCGTCCGCTCGCGTTCGTTTCCTTGGCGACCTTGGCACTGTCGAGCAGACCAGTCGCGAATCCGTCGGCGACGGCCTGCTCGGCGCCGATCCACGTTTCCTTGTCCATCAATGTCGCGGCCTCGGCCTGGGTGATGCCCGCGCGCTGCGAATAGACCTTCGCCATCGCGGCATCGAACGGGGCCAGCACCTCGGCCGCCGCTGCGATGTCATGTCGATTGCCGATCGCGACCGTCCACGCGTTGTGGATCATCAGGAACGCACCGTCACCCATCAGGATCTCGTCGCCGGCCATCGCAATCACCGACGCAGCCGACGCAGCCAGTCCCATCACATTTACCGTGACCTTCGCCTTGTGCTCGCGCAGCAGGTTGTAGATCGCAACGCCTTCGAAGAAGTCACCGCCCGGCGAATTCACGTTGACCGTGAGGTCGCGTGCGCCAATGTTGCGCAGTGCCGCGCTGATCCGCTTCGCCGTGATGCCCGTGCCCTCCCAGTTGTCCCCGATCGAGTCGTAGATCGAGATCGATGCGGAGTCGTCGCCGGCCGCGGCATGCACACCCGGCTCCCAGCGCTCCAGCGCGTCCGGGCGCACGTCGTATTGCGCAGTGTTAAGCCGGTGGTCGGCGCGAATCTCAGGTAGTTGCAGGAGGCTCATCGCCGCTCCCTTTCGGTTTCTGTGTCATCGGGTTCCGGAGCTGATCGGCAACCGGGTCGTCGACGCGAGGCAGGTCCAACGTCTCGCGGACTTCGTTTTGCTTCATCCATGGCGAATGCCCGCCAGCGCCGAGAGCCTTCGCCAAGAAATCGGCCTGGTCCTTCAACGTACCGCGCAACAGCGCGCTCTCGTTAAATTTGAATTGCTGCCGGCCGAGCATCTTGTCTGGCAGGAACGACCGCGCGGCTGCCTGCTCCCAAGACACGAACCAGTGCGAAAGGCCGTACTGAATGAAGAAGATCGCAAGCTGTTCGATCCCGCTGCCCCAGCTCGTGTCGTCCATCATCAAGAGCGGGCGCGGCACGCCGTACATGCGCGCGACTTCTTCGATCTGATGGTTCCGATTCTCGATCTGCTGCGCCGACACGGCCGTCGCAGTGAATTGCTTCGACTTTCCGCCCTCCTCGATGAGCATCCAACTTCCCGCGTTTTCCGCCCCCGAATGGTTCTCTGCGAGCGACTCCTTCAGACGCTTGTAGGCTGCGTCGGACAGTTCCTTCTCAAACTCGATTGCACCGCCAGCCATCACGCCGGTGCGGAACGTTCTCGACGCCGCCCTCTCGGCCTGCTCGGCCAGTTCGAGCGCTTCGCGCGAAAGCTTCACGCGCGAAATCCCATTAATGCCGTCGAGCGATAAGTCGCGGAGGTGGAACACCTCACGCGCCGGCAGTGTCACCACGTCACCACCTGGCGTGGTGTAGTCGTAGACGATTTGCCACGCCGCGGTCAGCTTCGGCTTCGCCGATCCTCGATCCATCGGGATCATGCGAATCGGCCGATTGCCGGACCAGATCACGCGCGCCATCGACTGACCGTCAAGCAGCGCGCGCAATTGCATCAGGCTCTTGAACTCCATTGGCGTCTGCCAGTCGTTCGGCTTGTACTTCAGCAACCGATGCGCCGGATCGGCCGACTGCACCTGCTTGCTGTCGTCGCTGCTGATCAGGTTCATCGGTAACATGCCGATCGTCCCGGAAATCAGGGTGACGCAGCGAAGGACCGCCATGTTTCGTAGGGCGCGCGACTCACGCCCCGCTCCGCCGTCCAGCTCACCGCGCCGGATGTATTCCTTCAATCGCGGATCGTCGAGCCCGCTAAACGATTCGCCAGGCGGGGACGTAACGGGCGCGGCCGCCTGAAACGATGGCTCGACGTGCGAGCGAGCGTCGGCCTCCGGCTTGCTATCGCGCCGGATAAAATCGAACCAACCCATTCACACCTCAGAGAAAACGAATGCCGCGCGACTCGTAGACCGATTGGCCCTGCGCGGGCGGATTGAGTGCCATGAGCGACACCGCGTTGAACAACGCCATAAGCGGGTCGATCTTGGCCGTCCCGCTCACCTGCTTCGTGATGTTCACGGCGTTGCCGACCGGCACGACACGCGCGTTTCCGACGGCCCACGTCAAAAGAGGCTGGCCGCCGTGATATAGCGCGCCATCCGGGGATTCGTCGCCATCGATTCGCTGCCCCGATGCGGCCGCGATGCGCCGTTCCGTTGTCTTGATGGCACCGGACAGCTTCCAACCCTGCGAAATGCCGATCACCTTTTCTTCGGGCACCTTCGCGACCGCAAGCGCGTCGAGGACAGCTCCAATGCCTGCCGGGTCGACGCCGGCCTTATATAGCAGCCCAGCGCGCTCGATGAGCGCGACATACTCGGCAGCCTGTACAACGTCGTCACCGATCCGGGAGACGATTGTCAAATCGCCAGCCTTCTCGAAATCGTGAAGTGCCGGAGCAATCTCTTTCCGGCGTTCCAGTACAGAGGGATGCGCCCAAGCGTGTGCCCAAGCGAGCCAGTTCCGCGAACGGCGCATGCGCCCGACAGCACCCAGCCCGAGCAAGTCATCAAGCCCGCCACCGTCGATCCCGGCTGCGATCACCTCGCATTGCTCTAGCAGATCGAGAAGCGTCACACGCTCCGGAAGACCGGCGTTTATCCAGAAATCGGCGCCGGCCCACCGATCGGTCCGGAGGTTCATGCCGATTTCGATATTCAGGTGTTTCGCGAGGAACTTTTGGAAGGTGCCATCGCGCTCACCCTCATACAGGCGCAGTTGGTCCTGCAGCCATTCAGCACTGACGGACCTCCCGAGATTCGGGTTCGTGATGTAGAAGTTCTCGGGCCGCATGTAGGCTTTCGCCTCCACCATCGCCGCAGGAAACTCGTACAGGATGCCCAGCGTCTTCGGGTCGTCGATCTTCCCGTCCCGCACGTCACGCCAGTAATTCAACTTCTGCCGGAACACACCGGCCGGCGGGTCGTCGGACTGGGTGGTTAGGAAAATGACCCATCCCTCGTCTCGCGACACCTGACCGCCCAGCGCTTCAAGAAACATTGCCGCAGCGTTCGCGCGCTTGCCAAACAGCCAAAGCTCGTCGACCAGGATACGGCCTGACTTCTTACCGGAAACGGTATCCGTGTCAGCAGCGACGACCTTCAAGCTATTCCTGTTCACGCGGTGCGTGATCGTGCGAATGTGATCTTGGATGTGGAACAGCGCGGACAGCTCTTCGTCGGCTCGAATCATCCCCGCTGCCGGCTTGAAGCTGTTGTCAGCAACCTCCTTTGTCGGCGCCAAGATCAGATGCTCTTCTTCCTCGCGCCAGCACAGAATCAGCGCCGTCAGCATGATGCCCGCAGCGATGGTGGATTTCGTGTTCTTTTTCGAGATCAGCAGCCCATACTCACGGATCAGCTGCTTACCTGTCTCCGGATCGTAACCACCGAAGATGGCGCGCACGAAATCGAAGACCCATTCTTCGGAGCATTCGCCAAACGTGGGCGGCCGCCATTCCTCGATTTCCGCATCCCATACCTTCGGGAGATCCACGACCTTCAGCTGCTTGAAGATCGCCAGAGCATGCTCGGCCGGACCACTGAAAATTGGCGGAGGAATGATCGATCGACGCTCGATTAGCCGTGTTTCCCAATCAGCGCATGCCGTTGTCCATTCCATCAGTCGACCTTCTTGCCACCGTTAGCGACCAGCCGCGGCGGCGCCGATGGGGCGAACCGGTTCGCGACCTTCTTCGCCGCCTCGGCGCTCTGCTCTTTCTTACCGCCCTCGCCGAGCTTCTTGTGCATGAAGGGCATCAGCGCCTTCGCGGCGTCGATCCGAAGCTTCGGCTCCGTCTCTTGATCGTTCATCGCCGCAAGCAGGAATGCCTTCGGATCCGCGAAGGTCAAAACCGAATTTAGATCGAAGCCCGCTGCGACCGCTGCTTTTTTCACGGCCGCATCGTCCGGTTCCGGCTCACGTTTGCGCGGGCCGGCCCCCTTCTTGCGTTGTTGCGAAAGGTAGGCGGCCACGTCCTTGTCTTTAACAAGGCGAGATCCGGCAGCTGATGCCGTCGCCGGGCTATAGCCTGCCGCGATTGCCGCGTCTTTATTGGACTTCCCGGCCAAAACGGCATCAGCGAAAGCCCGCTTTTTGCCTGTTAAAGCCATTAACAAAATCCTAAAAAGGGGAAATTTTCTGCGCGTGAGGGAACGTGCGGTCTAGGCCGACAAGAGCGTCAGACTTTTGATACCCCCGTCCCGTTAGGGTTTGCCTATCGTTGCATTTTCACAACATATGTTTCGTTTTGTTGTCCTTTTGCAACATCTCAATATCCTCTCTCCAACCGCTGTTTCTCGCCGTCGTGATGCGGCTTGCACAGCGTCTGGATGTTGTCACGATCTAGCTGCAACCGCCTGTCGCCACGGTGCGGGACGATGTGATCGCCAATGGTCCCGACCGGCTCGGCAATGCCACGCTCGGCACAAGCGAGCACCACGTCAGCGGGCGACCATCCAACCATGTCGATCTCGCGCAAGCAATACACACAGTGCGGATGCTTCGCGAGGTGTTCGGCCCGGAGCTTTTGCCACGCGTAGCCGTAGCCGCGCGCCGTACTACTGGACTTGTCTGCTCGCCATGAGCCAGACACCATCGTCGCCACGCGCGCGCCCGCGATCTGTTGTACGCGTGGCTTGAGAGTCGCCAACTTTCTCGACATATGTTTTGTGTATTCGTGTGTATTGTGTATAATTACACACATGAACAGCACCGAACTCATCAAGCGAATCAAGGCCGATGGCTGGTACCACGTACACACCGTCGGGTCGCACCACCAGTTCAAACACCCGACAAAGCCGGGCAAGGTAACGGTGCCTCATCCGAAGAAAGACCTGCTGATCGCTACGGTGCGCAGCATCCTGAAACAAGCCGGTCTGAAATGACCGGCAGTTTTTGAGGAGAGACGAATGCTCTATCCACTCTATGTCCACGTTGGCGACGCCAAGCATGCACACGGCGTTACGTTCCCCGACTTTCCCGGCTGCTTTGCCGCAGCCGACACCTGGGAAGATCTTCCCGCTGCTGTACAGGAAGCGGTCGAAGCGCATTTCTACGATGAGGAAGGCGCGGTGCCGCCTCCGTCTGCGTTGGAAACGCTCGCTCGCAATCCCGAATACGAAGGCGGCGTCTGGATGCTCTTCGATATTGACCTGTCGAAGATCAATTCGAAGGCGGTTCGATTCAACGTGAGCATGCCAGAACGGCTCTTGCAGCAGATCGACGCTGCAGCGGGTGCACGTAAGCTGTCACGGTCGGCGTTCCTTGCGCTCGCGGCCGAGCACGAAATGGCCTCATAGGCTTAACTCACTATGGAAACTGGTATGTCATTCAACGAACAGCAACTCGACGAACTTGCCCTGCGGCTTCTACGTTGCATCGTCGAGACCACGGGACAGAAAACATTCACTGGTGGCCAGATCATGTGTCCCGCACAGACTGACCCCTCATGGACCTTCACCGCTGGAAATATCGCGCTCAATCACGCTCTTAAGCGCGATTGGGCGATCGAAGTGCCGAATTCGAACACCTACATGGTCAAGCTTCTCTCGCCTCAGGGCTGATCTCGGATCCATGCTCACACCTAACGCGGTCGACGGAACTCCAACGGAAATGAAAAAAGCCCGCGAGGCTTTCACCTAGCGGGCTTCATTTGGGCGCACCTCGCGCCCGACCTCGTCAATATAGCGAAACGCGATCGGGTTTACAAGCACTTTATGCAGGTTGAGGCTCCTTCGCCAACAGGCCTCGCCGCTTCAAGCGCGGATACAGCGCCTCTTTCGCGCTCTGGTAGTCCGCATGGGCCGCCGACAAAGCGAATTTGCGCGGGTCGCTCCACACCTTCGCGCCGCACGCCCCGTTCATCGCCCCGATCGCCTTCGCTTTCATGTGTCGCTGAATTGCGGCCCGTTCCTGCCACGTCAAAGCGTCGACGCACAGGTCGACCTGTTCCGCCCGTCGCTTGGCGGCCTTCCGATCCGCCGCTTCCGCGCGCTCGTCAGCCGTGACCGCTCGATCGGATTCCGAGAATCCTCGGCACGTCGGATCCACCCGACCGAAACCGAGCCCCGGCGTATACCCCGCCTGCCATGCGTACCATTCGCCGAGCAGTTCTTCGATCTGGTTGCTTTCGTCGATCGTCATGTTCATCCTGTTTTCGCTTATCTTGGGCCGCGAGTTATCTGCCGTCACATGACGACCGCGAAGTTGATGCCGTGGTGCGTGAACCAGTCGCCGAGCGCGTGCCGATAGGTGACGTTGACCGGCCACGAATACTCGATTTGGATGCCGTGTTGCGTTTCCGTGATCTCGCCGCTGTACGGGCATTCGTCGAACGCGATGAGCTGCGCGCCCGTCTCGCTGTCTTGATGCTGCACCGCGGACTCGACCAGCCGTTCCGGCACGTCGGCATAGAAGATGTATGCGTGTGCGCTCATTCCGCCTCCCTCAAATCCAATTCGAACGCCCCGCTCTCAAGGAACTGCCCGAGCACGCGCGACTTCTTGTTGTCCACCCAGTAGACCTTCGTCCGAAATACGCCCGGAGCCACCCACCGCGGATCACCCTTTGCTATATGGGTTCTGTACATCTCCGGTATAAACACGTCTGCCTCGACTGCCGTCACCAACTGACGCTTGACCGTCGGAATTCGCGCCAGCCGAAACACCGTCGCGTCGATCTTCCGAGTGATCTCCGTGACGATCATCGCTCCCATCCCGCGCTTACGCGGGGTGCTGCGCATCCCCGCTGGGACGTGCACCCACATCCTCACTGGCAATTTGCTTCTCCCATCTTTCGGGCGCGGACCGGTGCCCATTCCTCATATGCCCGATCCCAAACGTCGAACTTGGCCTGCTTCGTCGTGCCGACGCGGTTCTGATCAATCCATGCGTGGCACAACATGCAGCCTGGAACCGTGAATTCGTTTTTTGCCTTCAGCAGACCAGCCTTCCCGTGCCGCGACTGGTTCGAATGGCACGGCACCACGGTTTCGTCGAGGGGATTGAAGCGGCAGACGCCTGGCACGCGCAGATAACATGGCTCGCCGCGGCAGGCCGCCAGATACTTCGAGCCTTCGTCGACGGTTGGTCGCCTCGGGCGCCGCCTCATCGCGGTCTTTCGCGGAGCCTGCTCCGGAAGCGGCGCGCTTTTCCGAGACCAAGATCCCCGCGCAAGCGGCGTCTTTCGCGGGCCGAAACCTGATCGCTTCATGCATGCTCCAGAAGGCACGCGCCGCGAAACGCATCTTCGACAGCCTGCTCGATCGACGCACCGCACTCGTCCCACCATCCGTCGTAGAGGTAGCCGCCATCCGGATGCTTGACGATGATGTACCAGCCGCCCATGCACGCTGTCTTTTCGCGCCGAACGCAGATTTCATATCCTCGCCAGTAGCCGAAGACTTCGGAGCGCGTGCGCTCGACCGCCTTGCCCTCTTCGATAAGGCGCTGCATCGGAGTCAGTGCGCTCATGCCGCCGCCCGCCCGACGTCGACCATCGCACGCATTGCCGGCAACAACACATTCATGCCAATGTCGATTGCAAGTTGCCGTTTGACATGCGTCGGAATGCACTCGCTCGACGGAGGGAACGGCTTGCCGGTGAGACTCAGTGGTTCCCCTTTCCGATCACGGCGCCCACGTTTCACATACCCGTCCGCGACCAAACGGCGCACGGTTTTTTTGATGCCCTCGACCGTGATGCCGAGTTTCTTTGCCAGTTCGCGTTGAACAAGACCGGGGCTTTTCTGCAGACATTCGCAGATGCGACGCTGCGCAAGACTCATCCTTCGTTCAGCCATCAGACCTCCTTGATCGTGATGTCGTACTTGTCCAGCATCTGCTTGCGCTTCTGGATGTACGTCGGGTTCTTCCTGGTCACCAGCGACTTCACGTCCTCGACAACCTGCTTGCCTGTCTCAACATCGACATAGACGAAGTCGGCGACGTACTTCGATGCGCGCTCCCACGTGCCGTCGTCGCGCTGTTTGCGCTCCGTGAGGACGAACGGCACTTGCAATCGCAGGTCGCGGATATGACCGGACGCCTGCAGTTGAACCAGTTGGAACCATCGCGAGCGCTCTTTCTGGCTGTCGAACTTGATGCCGTCGTGCTCGCATTTCGTGTTGCGGTACTTCGGCGTCCGCTTCGGTTTCTGCATCGACAGCGGGATCGGCGCGCCGGGATCGAAGCCGTCGGCAATCTCGTCGAATCCACTGTCGATCTGGGGCCGGTTCCCTGTCGCCGCGAAAATCGCTTGCTGCGCGGCCGTCATCTTCGGCCGCGAGTCGTCGCGCACGCGTGCCGTTCCAACCATCGTCGTGCCGGCTGGAACGACCATCGGCCAAGGCGTCCGCTTCGTCATGCCGCCTCCCGTTGCGCGCCCTGGTCGCGCGGAATGTCGTTGAAGTAGGCGTACAGCGCTTCGTAGCGCTCGTCGCTTTCGCGGCTGACCGTGCGCAGCATGTCTTCCATCCATTCGCCCGGCCCGGCCGCCTTGAAAACGCGCGCCTTGTATTGCTCGAACACCTGGTCCGGCCTTTCCTCGATGCCCAGTTGCTTGCCGCGCTCGCGGATTCCCGGCGCCGTCTTCCACCAGTCCGGCGAAATCGCCTGTGCCCCGCCGGTTGCGTCGGCCGCCTCTGCCTTCACCGGAAACAGCCCAGTCCAGCCGCGCAGCACCGCTTCGTCGATGCAGGCCACCGGATCGTGGCCAAGGTCGCGCAGCTTGGTCAGGCGGCGCACCGAAACCTTGGCCGCCGGGCGCGTCCACGGCGCCGACTTGTCGCGGGCCTTCGCTTCGCGGTGCTCGCACCAATCGGCCCATGCGTCTGCTGGCAGCCAGTCGGGCAGTTCGATCGATCGAAGCTCGGAATGCAACCCAACTCGCGGCGCACGCCGCGCGTTTTGCTGTTCTCCGTTCTTCTCTTGTTCTTCTCCTTCTTTATTGCCCTCCAAATTTCCACCCCCTTCGGACGAAATTTCACCCCCCTTGACGTGGGATTTGGAGGGGCTTCGCGTGGGATTTCCACTCCCTTGAGATTTCGAGCCGCTTGAAATTTCACCCCCCTTAGCCCGTCGAGATTTGGAGGGGCTTTGTTTTTCACCCCTCTTTGCGAACTCGTCAGCCGTCGGCGGGCTGAGCGGGATCGCGTCTCCGGTGCGCGGATCGACTGCCTGAACAACAATTGCCCCTTCCGGGGCGAGCATTTGATAGACGACGATGCTCCGCGTATCGCCGCGCCGATATTCCGTCTCCACGAGGAATCCAAGCTCGATAAGCTTGTTGCGCGCCTTGCGGATAGTCTGGATGTTCAGTTCCGTATCGGTTTCGAGCTCGTCGTTCGTGACCCAAGTCGAGTAGTCCTCGGCCGCCCAGTGCGCGTAAGTCTTGAGAAGCGTCTTGGCCGACGAATCGCCGACACGCTGACGCTTGGCCCATTGATAGGCGTATCCGCTCATGCAGCCTCGTCGATCGACATCTGGCGGGCATCGGTGGCCGCCTGGGGGGCTGCATCACTGTCCAGGCCGAGCACCCATCGGAGCACATCTGCACGCTCTCCTGTGGCCTTCTCCAGCTCGGCAGCGATCTGCTTGCGGGTTCGCATACGCGGGGCGGCATCGCCGGTCAGCGCCGCTTTCTGCGCTCGCGACCGCTTATGACCTTGCTTGCCTTCTCCAGCAGCGATCACCTCTTTCACTTTCGCGCGCTGTTCCGCCGGCTCAAGCTTCGCCAACGTCCGAGCATGCGTGACGTTGATCTGCCCGGTGTCGACGGCTTTCTGAACGTCCTCGCAGCAGTCGAGCAATGCGACGGTCGATCGCACCGTCTGGACGTTGCAGCCAAACAGGATCGCGACATCATCCTCCGACCGCATTCGCAGCTGACGCGCCATCTTCGCGGCCATGGAAAGCGGCGTCTCCTGCTGTCGAATTGCGTTCTCGCTGGCGATCGCGGCCGACAACACCGACGCGCGTTCGTTGCGCCCGAGACGCCGGACAATCCCCGGAACGGTGATCGGCGGATCGCCACGATCGATCAGTCGGCGATTCGCCTCTCGGGCCGCTTTCACACGTTGTCGACCGGTGACGACCTGCACTTCACCGGTTTCCGGATCCTTCGTTACCTCGATCGGTTGGATCACGCCTTGGAACATGATGTTGCGGACCATGCTCTCGTCAACCGACCAGTGAACACGTTCGTCAAAGAGCGGATGATTCGGGTCGGTCACGAGCACCAGCGTGTCCGGGTCAAAATCGAGCGCGTTGCCCTTGCCCTTCGCTCCGTAAACGTCGATGGAGTTCTTTGCCATTCGAGGATCCTCAATGACCGCACGGCACAGAGCCGTCAAGTGATTCGAGCGCCCCGCACGACAGGCACTTGCGCGGGTACGTCGGATGTTGGCTGGCGTCACGCACGATGCGCTTCACCTCTTCGGAAGTGGCCGGAATCCGCTGATACGCGTCGGCCCGCTGGCTGATCTGATTGGTTTCCATAAATTGAAATTTTTTAGGATTACTAAATCCAGACACAAAGACCCGATCGGGGACGCTTGCGACCGGCTTCAGAACGCCGACTGAAGCCGGCGTGCCTTACTGCTTCGTTTCCTGCTGCGCCTCAAGGAATAGAAATCCGGCGACCCTGAATGCTCCGGCGACTTCCGAATCCTCGATGGCAACCCTTTCCAGCTCCTTCGTCAGTGCGTTTCGGTTGTCACCCACCCGTTTCCGGGCGTCCTCTACGGCCTTGCAGCCTTTCCGAAGCGCATCTTCCTCGGTCATTTCATGGCGGCCCTCTGCTGAATCACTTCTTCCATCAACGTCAGCATCGCCATGCGCGCGAGATACTGCGACACGGCGCGATTGCCGACGACCCGCTCAAAGTCCGCGATCAGCTTTGCCGGCAGGTCCTGCCGCGGCTTCCCGTGACGATCAACCGGATCGCGGTTGAGCATGTTGGAAAGGTGCGAAGCCGGAACATCCAGCAACTCCGCCAGCGTCCTTTGCGTCATGCCGCGCACCGCTCGCAGTTCCCATGCGAGACACACGGCATCACGGAAAGTCGCGCACTCCGCGATCGACTCCGGCGCGACGAAACGGTCGCCCGGAATCGGCTCGGGGCCGCGCGGTGCCTGGGAATAGGCCGGAACTTGCATCTGCCCTCCATAGTGAAAATCAAATGAATTACGACTGGAATTACGACTCGGCTGAGGTGCAAAATTTTTTCATCAGCCGCTTGATTGGGTGAGGGTTCCGGCTCTCGCCGTAGAATTGGCAGTTCTCACACAAACCAAAACCAACCGAGGAACCCTCATGACCGACAAACAACCCGAAGGGCCGCTCTTCTTCCCGATGACGAAATGCGAAGTTGCATTCGACCGCGGCCTCCAGGTAGTGACCCTTCGCCCCAGCTTCCTTGCTTTTGGAAAAGAACACGATAGCCGCGGCCTAATGCTGGAGCTGGAACACGCCCGACAATTTATTGCTGCGATTGAGCAGGCACTTGACCTCGCGAAATCGCAACCACGCATCGTGAACTGAGCGTTTTGCCGCCGTGATTCTCAAGCCGCCAAAGTTGACCACCAGGCTTGCCCGATTCAGCGATGGCGGCATCGACTGCCGGCCGGATCAGCCAGAGGACCAGCCTCGCGTACAGGCGCTTCATGCGACCTCCTTCGGTTGGGCAAGGTCCGGCCAGACCTTGCGGATGACATCGGCCGAAAACAGATCAAGCCTGCCGACAACGCCCAACGTCGCAATTTCAATCGGCCAGCCGAAAGGAATCGGCACCGGCCGTTTCCGGTTCGCCCATGCGCTGAGATCGGACGTATGTGCCCCAATCGCCTCGGCTAGTTTCACGAGCCGACCACGCTCGCCATCAAGATAGGTTCTCAGATCCATGGCGAGACTTTAGCGAAACGCGAAAGGCTTGTCTATAGCGTTTCGCGCATGTACGACTTTAGCGATTTGCTATTGAATGCGCCCCATGAAGGACATCGACGAAATCCGACGGGATAACCTCAAGCTGCTGGAGAAGGAGTGCGGAAGCGCGACCGCCGCGGCGAACAAATTGAACATGAGCCCGGCTCAGTTCACGAATCTGCGCGAAGGTGCGAAGGATTCCCAGACTGGCAAGCGACGCGGAATGCGCAAGGACACCGCTCGTCGCATCGAGCAGGCAGCCGGCAAACCGCAGGGCTGGCTCGACATAGATCATCGTGCCGTCGCAACGATTAGCAATAGCGGCCCTGAGGGATGGGACCAGCTCGATGCAATGGGGCGCGCGCAAGTCGAAGCCTTCATTAAAGGGCTCCTTTCCCGACCGCCCGAATCTCACAACGCTGACAACGACGATCGTCCGTCCGGCGACTGAAACCGCGTACTGACATCGCGAATATTCGCTATCGGAACAAGTGACCCATCGCGAAAACAGAATTCGTCCGTTAGCACCTGCCGCCCGCTCGGTGCGGCAACCCCGCACGCCAGCCTGTCGAGCAAGACGTTCCATCGACCGTCCTTCCTTAGTTTTTGCACGAGCGCAATCGCCCCGATCAATTCGGGGTTGCTGGATGCCGTCACCCTCACTAGATCCCCCACTCGGCACCGCAGCCCACTTGCCCTCGCCTCTCGACTCACACTTACCCCGCTGTTCTATGTCTTAAATACTGTATGGATATACAGTAGTGTAGCGGTCCCTACGGGTGACTTTCAACCAAATTCAGTGGGCACTTAATGGGGACGCATCAAGTCCGATGACCTGAGGAAGAACCGTCTGACCACGCATCCCTGTCCACGCGGCCGCCGACCCGTAATCCCCCATGGGGTTTCCGATGCTTAATACCTGAAAGACGGGATGACTCGCGAGTGAAATTCCCACCATATATCACGCGCGCCTACCCGGGGAGATCGCAATCATCGATGTAGTATCATTTCCAAAAACTTCTACACGACCTAAACCGGGGGAATATGAAATCAGTACATATGTTGGCACTCGCGGCGATTGCATCCGTAGCACTCGGCGGATGCTCGAAGCCGACCGATACGGTCATTCCAACAGACCTTTCCAAGATCGATGCCGAATTTACCGAAAAGGTGAAGAACCTTAGCGACGATGACAAGCAATTGCTCGCGACGTACCTTGCACGAGTCAAGATCGGCGAGGCGTTTGGCGGAAAGCCAATGCCGGTGGGCCTGACTGTCGGCCAAGCTATCGACGATCAGAAAAAATTCGTAGCGCAGAAAGCAGCAGAAGCAGCCGAGCAAGAGCGTTTGAGGAAACAGATCGAAGACGAAAAAGCTGCGGCGGCCGCCGAACTTGGCAAGACAGTTGTTCTCGCATTCCTCGGTCAAAAATTTGTGCCGGCCGACTTCATGAACGGCCAATACGAGGATCGCTTTCAAGTCGAGATCGGAGTAAAGAATGCCGGCGACAGGCCGATTAAAGGCGTCAAAGGCGATCTGATCATCAAGAACACGTTTGGCGAGGTCGTCGGCAAGACTACGCTGACCATCGAAGAATCTATCGCGCCCGGCAGCCAGGTTACTTGGACCGGATCGAGAAAGATCAACAAGTTCGACGACGACGACAAGAAGCTGATGGGCCTGGAAGACGGGAAATTCTCAACCGAGCTTCGCCCGACCGCGGTCGTCTATGCTGATGGCACCACCGTTGGAGCCCCCAATCACGCAGAGTAAGCCTCACTGCAGTTCGCGCAAACCCCGCCTCTGAGCGGGGCTTTTTCATACCCGTAACCGCCCCTTTCCCAAGCCTCCACGACTTCACCCGCCGCTCAGCCCTGTTCGCTGTTACAAAATTCCCGCCGGAAATTTCGCGTTTCGCTATAGACATACATTTCGCGTTTCGCTAAAGTTACATCCATTGCAGCGGTGACCGCTGCACCACCGCCCCAGGCGGATCGATCTTTAAGAGTGCTAGTGCGCCGGGACCGCAGTACTGGGAGCAACCGGCCGGCTCAATGGTGTAGCCGAGAAACGGGGTAGCGCCCGACACCAATCAACTTTCAAGAGCGCGCATTCGGACGCGGCCCAAGCCGCACCGACCAACCTTCTGCAGCAGCACCCTACCGAGTGCGCGCCCTTGAGAGAGCGAACAATACCGCTCCCACTCCAGCGATCACTTACCGGTTTTGCTAGGCTTGGTGTCGTCTATCACGTAGTAATCCTGTTCACACGCCGGGAGTGATCCGATCATCACATAATCCCCTTGCCACCAGTTGATCGATTTGAAGTTCGTTGACGTCGACGGCACAACGATGTGCAGGTTCGCAGGGTAGCTTGTCAGTGCATGGGCAAGACTCTGTGAGTCCCACACACGCGAAAAGTAGATCTTGTCCAAGTCTCGAGTGCCCGGATTCGTCGTGCCCTGAGACATTAGCGTTCCCATGCACGGATCAAATGATTGGCGATCCGGGCCGGTCACGGACGTCAAATAAAATTTCTCCCCATGGTTCGCCATAGCGAAAAGTGCAGACCGCGTTATCGCCTTTCTTCCATACGATGACATGAGTGCCTCCTTAGCAATCAGTTGATGGTAAGGAAAGCATAGGTTTGGCTCTTCATGGATTGTTAGGGCCGAAAGTCATGTCTTGGATACGGGAAGATCGTCCTGGAACGCTCAACTGAAGTCATACGATCTTTTCAACTAAAACATGAGCATTCCAATATTCACTTCTATTCGAAATCCTAATCGAATGCCTGCTTCATGTACCCAACAAAACGAGAGATGACCATGAATCGAGATTGGATTCCGCTCTGCGTAATCGCCGGCCTCTACCTGCTCGCCGGCGCCGTCGCCCCTCCGATCGAGCGTCTGATGGGAGTGTGGTCGTGAAAGCCCTGCTGATTCTGTGGCTCAAGAGCCTCGCCGTGTTCATCGGCGTCGTGCTCGTTCTTGCTACCACCCAGCAATGGGATGAGGGTGCGAATTGTGTAAGCACCAACTGTATATAGCATCGCCTCAGGCCAAAAATAGCTGTACCGTCAATCCTCCGATACCACACCCGAAAATGTGGCAATCGGTCGAATAGTTTCACATACGATCTGCAGACGGCCCGCACTTAGCACTTTCACGTTGCACACCGCGTGGCCCGCTAAGTAGAAATCCCATCCAGTTAGGCACCCTTCTACGTACTAATATTATTTAGCGCTAACACAAAACCTAGCATCAAACAAATTGCTAACGGGGGATTCCATGAAGCGCAGACAGTTTTTAAGGAGCCTTTCACTCCTTTCAATACCTACAATAGCGCCCGCATACGCTCAACTTGGGGCACCACCTACCTTACTTAGGTTTCCTGCATTTCCAGCATTCGCTCCGCCTGGAGCACGGTTTAGCGTCAACATTCCTCAGATGATTGCGGCGGGTGCCGTTCAACTGTGCCCCGAGTGGTGCTGGGCTACAAGCATTTCAATGATTTTTGCATTCCACGGCCATCCCGTTGACCAGAGACGAATAGTCGCAGAAACATACGGCAACGTAGTTTGTGTCCCGGCAGAATCATCGACAACTATCGCTCAAGACCTAAGTCGATCATGGGTTGACGACAATGGACAACCATTTACTTCGAGAATCCTCGCTGCCTACGACGTATACAATGGCGTCTACGCAATTAACAACCCGATAATCATTAATGAGCTACAAAGCAATCGGCCACTGCTCTATTGCAACACACATCACGCCATGGTTATGTGCTCGCTAACAGTGGGCGCAACCCCTTTCGGCCCGCAGGTTGTTGAAATTGACGCTGTCGACCCGTGGCCGCCCAGCTATGGCATTCACCCGCTATCCTTGCCAGAAGGAGTCCCCGCACGACCGAATGGCGGACAAATGACATTTCTCGCAGCCGTCGAAATTGATGATTTAAGCGAATAGAGCACCCGATCGCGCTGGTAGCAATCTGTCGTGTCTTCATCCCCACCCCGTATTTCTTGCTTTCGTCAGGGAGAAATCCTAGCGCGCCCTTCATAACCCCAAGCCGCGCAAATTCCGGTGCCTCGGATGCGCGGCTTTTTCCTGTGGTCCGCCTGTACGGCACCCGGCTTTCCCCGAGTCAACTGCTAGTTCAACGATGGTTTGCGGCGAATCGCCTGTTCCATCGAGCGAACCATGCCGATCGCCGCATCAGCGAGATTGAAACATTCCTCGATATGATCGAGATGATGTCGCCACGGCTTCTGTGGGTGCGAGTTGTTTCGATTTATGAAATCCCCCGATAGCTGGGACACGTGTCGACCGCAATCTCGTACCGCAGTTTGAAGCTCCAACGCAGCGGTGCTGATCTGCCACCAAGGGATTGTGTGAAGTGGCAACCGATCCAACGCTTGATAGACGTGAAGAAATTCGCTCGCGGAGTGGCCGTCCTCGAAATACGCCGCAATTTTCGATTCAGGCCATGCCTTCCTTGGAGCATCTTCGATGATTCGATAGGCCGCTTCTGCGATCGCGACCGCTCCATCAAGCACTAGAATTCGTGTCGAATAGTCTCTTTGTTGCTCGCGAATCAGATCGTTTCGCCTCTGCAGCGCGGACACCATTATTGCGGCGCCGACGGCACCGATTGAGCCGATCGCTTGCACCCAATACGCCATCGTTGCTGGATCGTACTTCCGCGTCCACGCCGTAGTTGCACCGATCCATGAAAGCAGGACGACAGCCATGACCCCAAGTGCAAGCCCTTGAATCAATGGCATTCTCTTTCTCTTCATCGCACCCCCCAATTGTTTTGGTGCGAATCGTAGCACGACACCCAATCCCCATAGCCACGCAAATTCCGGTGCCTCGGATGCGTGGCTTTTTCTTGTGGGCGGCCTGTATGGCGCCCACTCTTTTTCTGATTTGAGGATGCGATGAGCCTGTCGTCTCACCAGAGCGCACGAATGAAGAACGACGAGTGGCTGACGCCGCCGGAATGGCTCCGCGCGCTTGGCGAATTCGACCTGGACCCATGCGCGCCTATCAATCGCCCATGGAATACCGCGCGCGAGCATTTCACGGTCCGCGACAACGGTCTTACGCGCGAATGGCGCGGCCGCGTCTGGTGCAACCCGCCGTTCGGACGCGAGGCGGCGAAGTGGATGCGCCGCATGACCGAACACGGCAACGGCATTGCCCTTATCCCGGCCCGTACCGAAACGGCGATGTTCTACGAGACCGTCTGGGCCGGGGCCGAGGCCGTGTGTTTCGTGCGCGGCCGACCGCACTTTCATTTCGTCGACGGCCGCCGAGCCCCGTTCAATTCTGGCGCACCAATTTGCCTCGTCGCATACGGCCGGCGCAACGCTTACGCGCTGCTCGATGCCGGCCTCGGGCATGTGGTGCAAGTCTGACCTACCGAGGACCACACCATGACCACCGAAAGCAAAAAAAGCCCCGCTCCCGAACAGGCGAGCGAGGCGGTACCTCAGCGGCCGAGGACGGAGAACCCAACCGCCGAAGCCATTTTCGAGCAGGCGGCCGGCGCGGGCAATCTGACTAATTCGAAATTCGGATTCGGAGACGGAAACAACCGCGCTGATGCGCTGACGGACGACCCGTGCGACAGCATCGAATATGCAATTCAGGTGCTCCGACAAGTCGAGACCGGTGACGGCACGTTCGTCGGGCAATGCGCCGACGCAATCACTGGCCTGGAAACCATCCTCGCCGCATCCCCTGTCGAGCAGCCCGCAGCAGCACCGGCCGACGCGCAGCCGCGAGTCCAGCGCGACACCGACAAGCGGATCGGCTTGCTGTTCGAATCCAAGGAAGCGCCGACCGGTGGCAAGCCCGCGCGGCAGCATCGCCCGCTGCGGAGGCGGTGGCGATTCCGGTCGCGTGGGACCAGGATGCCGCTATCGAAGCGCTGAGCGATTTCCCGAAGGGCAGCATCTGGTATGAGTTTCTTGAGGAAGTTGGCTTCGATCCGACCAGCGGACCGATCTACGTCCTGACAGTGCAGGGTCGCGCCATGCTGGACCAACTCAAGAGCGCGTATTTCGCCACCCCGCAGCCGCCCGCGCAGACCGACGCTCGGGAGGCGCTGGCGGATGAGCGATATGAGGCGATCCTCGCGGCGGCCGAGGATGTTCTCGAGTATCGCAAGCGTGTATATGCCGCCGGCACCAACACTGAAGCGCTTGCTCGGCAAGCTGAGAAAACGCTGCGATTCCTTCTCGCCGCCCATCCGGGCCAAACGGGGCCGCACGCCGAGGTGGCGAACGACGAAGTCGTCTGCGCATGCGAAGCACATGGGATCGCGCTGCCGGTCGAGGCCCTTGATGCCGCAACAGCGCTTATCAATCTGTTCGCCGCCCGCGCAGGAGAACGCCAATGAGCAAATATCAAAAACTCGACACCCTGATCCTTGAAGCGATCGACGCCACCATCAAGAAATTCGCGACCATCAATACCGGAACGGTAAAAACGGAGAGCGAACGGATTGCAAAGGAGGAATCGACGCCGAGGACCCACGGCGATGTCGTGGCGTGGCGCATCGTCGATCGGCGCCTGCAGGCGCTGCGCAAGGCTGGGAAGATTCGCTCGACGTCGACGGGATGGGTTCGAACATGAAAAACGGGGGCGAGTCGCCCCCGCCGCGAATCATGTTATCCGCGAGTCTTAGCTGTCGACTTCTTAAGCGGAGCTTGAGCTAGCGCGCTTGCGGCGGTCTGTTTTGCCTTGGCGCCAGTACTCTTGCTTTTCAGCTGCTGGCTTGCGGTTGTTGCCACCTTCTTCGACGTCTGCTTCGGATTCATCGCCATGATTAACCCCGTAAGTGGTCGCCAGTATTGGCACAGTGATTGTAGCGCTTCCCAGAACCGGAAAATCACTTCACGTGCTTGGCATCCGGAACAACCCAGAATTTGTAATCGTCGTCCCCGGGCAAACCTTGCCAAACAAGTGCCCCACAAGCTTCGCATCGGTAACTTGCTGGAACGGCATTCAGACCCACGTCCAACAGAATCGCTGTAATCCGTTGCTCCTCGTCGCTACGACTCAGCGCTGGATGGGGATCACATGAAAGCGGGCGCCCATGAAGCGACTGACACGCGCGACAAGCCATATTTCCCCCATCGCTTGAAGTATCTCCGCGAACCGCTTGTCGTCCGCAAACTGCACATCGATGGTTGTCGGCTGATTCACGATTCGATCTCGGCGCAATTTTGGAAGGAGAAATCCTAGCATGAGCCACTCACCGACTCTAATTTCACCCGCACCTTACGTCACGGTTGGTCTTGCCGCGACGATTACAGGCCTGACCGAGAAAGCCATCCGTCGAAAAATCGAGGACGGAAAATGGCTTGAGGGTCGCGAGTTTCGCCGCTCGCCGGATGGCGGAATTTTCATTTCAATAAAGGGATACCAACAATGGGTCGAAAAGGCGATGGCGTAGAAGTTCGCGAGAAATCAATCCGCTTGGCATTTGTGCTTGATGGTCAAGAGATGCGCAAGACCCTGAAAATTGACGGGAAGGCGATGCTGCCCACCCCAGCGAACGTAAAGTATGCGCGGCGAATGGCGGCAGAAATTCGCGATCGAATTCGTCACGGCACATTTGTCATGTCTGAGTACTTTCCGTCCGAAGGAGACGCGACTTCCCTGCTGCTCGGGGACTGGTTGGACAAGTGGCTAGCAGCCCAGCGAATCGAGCGATCAACGCGCGACGGTTATGCCACGGCAATCAAGTTCTGGAAAGAAACCGCATGCGACGAGGCCCAGTCGAAACCGACAGGAAGCGTCTCGATACGATCCTTGAAGGCAATTCAAATTCAGACCGCAATTGCGAATCGCCCGGACCTGAGCGGCAAGACCGTCAACAACTACCTTTCTGTCCTTCGAGCGGCGCTATCGCTTGCAGTCAAGGACAAGTTCATCAAAGAGAGTCCGGCCGACGCCGTGCCGCGCGCGAAGCACCAGAAGCCCCCTCCCGATCCATTCGCAAGGGAGGAATCCGACCGGATTATCGCCGAGGCCGAGCGCGCATATCCCGGCCAGGTGCACAACCTGGCCGAGTTTTGGTTCTGGACCGGCCTGCGGACATCCGAAATCTATGGGCTCGAATGGCCCCAGATTGATTTGGCTAGCGCCACGATGCTCGTCGCGAAAGCCTATGTCCGCGGCGAGCAGCTGGATCGAACGAAAACGAAGGTCGCTCGGCTGGTCCATCTGAACAGCCGAGCGATGGCAGCGTTACAACGTCAGCGAGCGTTCACGCAAATGTCGAATGGCCGCGTGTTTCTCGATCCCCGCTACAACGAGGTATGGCACGACGAGGATGCGTTCCGCCGCACGTACTGGGAACCGATGCTCAGAAGGCTGGGGATTCGCTACAGACGCCCGTACAACATGCGGCATAGCTACGCGACCGCGATGCTGATGGTGGGGATGACGCCGGCATTCTGCGCGAAGCAACTGGGCCACAGCGTCGAGATGTTTCTGACTACCTACTCGAAGTGGATCGACGGCAACCAGAACGTCGTTGAAATGGCGAGGCTCGAAAGCACCATTTCTTCCCTGCAACCTCCCCAGAATCGCGCAGAAAACGGCTAA